CCTCATTGATTTATGTGATATCGCACTGCTAATGCGAGAACCATAGGCAGCTTCCAGGGCGATGCGCTTCAGAGGATCCAAGGGCAGATGCAATTGCGACCCGACGACACAGGAGGCGCTGCCATCCTCAATACGCCCAGCGGCGCGTTCGGGATCGTCATCGCCGCGGGCTCGACGGGCGCGGCGCGCATGGTTTCCAATGCCGCGCCCCTGACGCAGAACGTCGTCAGCTTTGATGCTGACCGAGTGGCCCGCACGTCTACGGAGACCCGCCCCTCAAGCACGGCAATGCTGCCCCGGCTACACGTGTAGCCGGGGGCTCAAGGCCACGTTACTGGCGCGGGTTTCCGTCGAGGACCGGACCACCCTGCTCGTATCGAACGAAACCGCGTCGCCGTTTGTAATTCCCGCGTCGTGGGCCAGGGGGGCAGAGTTTGTACCTTCCGACTTGCCATGGATCACAAAGGCGCCGGACGCGCCGATGAGCGCGCCAAAGGCCGAGATCGAAGAGCGTGCCTGGATTCGGCCGGTGACGTTCTGCATAGCATCCGCCTGCCGGCTACCCATTGTTCTCGCATTAGCAGTGTCAACATCGGTCCCGGTAAATCGGACAAACATATTCCGCAAGTCCGGCAGCCGAATTTGGGTTCCGAGGTCTGCGTATTGCAGGGTTCCAGCCGCCCAGGCAGCCGACGCCACCAACAAACCGTTCTCCTGCGCGTAGGCGACCAGTCGCGGCTGTGCGGTCTTGAGCACAGTTTGACCAATCGCGTCGATCTGGTACGGCAAGGGGTTGACGGTGTGCCCGAATTCGACTGCACCGCACTGCGGCGACCGGTAACCGGTGAAGTAAGCACTGGTGGCCCAGACCCAGATCTCCTGCCGTTCGGTCACAAAGACCGGGCCGACGTTGGTCGTCGGCAAGCTGGCCAGGGCCACCACGGGGATACGAGAATCCAGCGCCGCCTGCAGGCCGCTCACCCGAGCAATGTCCGAACGAGCGAATGCCAGATTGCTCACCGGCACCACCAGGGATACCGTCTCGAATGCCGTGACGGGCTCTACCTTCCACCCGACTCCCCAGGCAGCAACGGTGGCGCCCGCGGTGTTGTACTTGGCCAGGACTTCGGACACGCTGACGGTAGGGTATGACCACGACCGATTGGTGTCGCCCAGCCAAATGCACAGGTTTCCGCCCGCGTCCGATCCGAAGCGGACCGGAAGATCGGAGACCGGGCTTCCCGCCACCAGGGTCACTGCGCAGCGCGTCCATGCCTTGGTGGTTTGCACGTAGCCGTGGATCAACACCGATACCGGAAGTTGATCCGCCGCGTACTCGAACACATCAACTCGCATGCGGATCATGGTGTTCACGCCAACTGCGGCCGGGGGCAACGTGATTTTCATCGCGCCCACGACGGTAGCTGTATGGGTCGAGAACCCGCCACCGTCTGGCAGAACAATCTGCGCCGTCTGCCCCGACGTCGCATTGCTGCCGTATTGGCTACCGACCGTTGCGCCCGCCCCTAATACGATAGGGCCACTAACGTTGCCGCCGGCCTTCGGCAACGCTTGGATATCATCTAACACCTCTGCCGGCGTACGGGGCACCAATGCACCCGCCCCGGCCCCCGCCAGGTACGAACCTGCCGCCACAGTAGCCACGCCGGTACCGCCGCGCGCCACAGGCAAGGTTCCGGCATTCGCCTTGGACACGTCCAATGCCGTTACGTTAAGGGCCACGTTTCCGGAGCCATCAAAACTCACGCCGCCGGCCGTCGCCCCACCTGTGACGGAGAACAAGCGCGTCGTGGCCAGCTTCGTCGCGGTAGCCGCATTTCCCAGCGCGACCTCGCCGGCGGCAGACACGCGGCCTTTCGCGTCCACGGTAAAGGTGGGCACCGCGTTGGCGTTGCCGTAGCTGCCCGCGGTGACGCCGCTTGCGGCCAACGTCAAGCCCACCGACAGGTTCGCCGAGCCATCGAACGAGCCGGAGCCGGTCGCATCGCCCGTGGCCGCAATGGTGCGCGCCGTCGCCAGCTTGGTCGCCGTAGCCGCGTTACCCACGGCGACGGATCCCGCGGCCGTCAGCCGGCCCTTGGCGTCAACAGTGAACGTCGGCAGCGCATTCGCGTTGCCATAGGTGCCAGCAGTTACGCCACTGGCGGCAAGGGCCAGCGCCACGGACGCATTGGCCGAGCCGTCGAACGAGGTCGACCCGGTTGCATCGCCGGTGGCCGAGATCGTCCTGGCGGTGGCCAGTTTGGTGGCGGTCGCGGCGTTGCCGACCGCTACCGTACCAGCAGCGGTGAGACGCCCCTTTTCGTCCACCGTGAACGTGGGCAAAGCATTGGCGCTTCCGTAAGAGCCCGCCGTGACTCCACTCGCGGCCAAGGCCAGAGCTATCGAGGCATTCGCAGATCCGTCGAACGTAGCCGAGCCCGTCGCGTCGCCGGTGGTTGCGATCGTCCTGGCCGTCGCGAGCTTCGTAGCAGCCCCCGCCGTCAGCGATGTGGCGGTCCCCGACAGCCGCGCCACCGGCACCGTGCCCGACTTCAGATTGGTGGCATTCAGGTTTTGCTGCGCAAAGCTCAGCGCATCAGCGCTTGCAGCCGTCAGTGGCCGGCCCGTCACCGCGGCCAGGCCCTCAAGTTGCTGATACAGCCACGCCAGGCGTTCGTCCGTGGCCTGCTGGACCTTGTTGAACTGCTCAACCGATGGCGGCACGGATCCGATGTACGCCCAGCCGGTTTTGTACTGCAGATCGGTTATGCCTTCGGTCAAGCCGTTTTGCGCCCAGGTGACCTTGAACAGGTCAAAGAAGGTGGGATCAGCCATTGTCAAATTCCTCGCGCCAGCACGCCGACGCCAAAGCCATAGAAACCTTGCTCGCGAAAGCCGAACGGCTTCTCGGTCGAACCGGTGATGATTTGCACGCCGACGCCGGCGGCCTGCGGCACCCACTTGTAGGGGTTTGCCATTAAGGGATCGTTCGGGCCCGGGATCCGGCTTACCCATATCCGGATCTTCGCGTTGCCCGCGTTCTGCACAATCACGCGTGTCACGTCGAAGATCGGCTTCAACGATCGGGATATTTCGGGCGCAGTGCCGTGCCCGTTGTTGAGCGCAATCTTCCAATACAGGAGCTTCCTGTACTCGGTGTCCAGCAGCGTCGCGGATCCAGCCACCGGCCGCTCATTCGCGCGCCGAAAACGGGCCTCGCCGAAGCCGCCGACATTTGGCTGCCCCTGGAACCCGAAAAAGCGGATGTAGATGGCCTCGTCGATAACCCGTGGCAGCCCGACAATCTCGCCAATGCCGTCCAGTTGCTTGCCGACGGCCGTGTCGAGCCACCGGTCCTCATACAGGGCGCGCAATGCGCCTTGCAGGCCCTCAGCCGGCTTCAGCAAGGCCTTGACCAATGCTTCCAACCGGCGCTTGCCTTGGAACTGGCCGAGCCAATGCCCCCACGCCACCTGGCCGTGGTCTTGGGTCAATTCCATTACGTCACCTCTATGCGGGACAGGTCAAAAGCCGCGACCTGGAAGTCCTGGATCTCGATGTTGGCCGCCTTGTAGTCGGCAGGCTGCGGTACGAATGAAGGATTCGTCGAAAAGGCCAGGCGCAGATCGACGGACGCCAGCCCGGGCGTGCGGAATATCGCGCCATAGAGCCGCTGCAGGATGACGTCCTCACCGATCGCGAACGCGGCGCCGGCGGCGGCCAAGTTGTCGGCAATCTCTTGAAACCCTCCAGCGGGGAAAGCCTGTTCGGACGGCGGTAGCAACGTCGTGGCGCAGCGCGCCCAGATGAACACACGCTCAGGACGATCAAAGCGGATCTCCTGGTCCGCGCCCTCATCATCCTTGACCACGACCAGCTGCTGTCCGTGCGTGTCGATGCCCGCGGCTACCACCCGGAATATCGCCTCGGCAACTTCGTCATCAAGACCGCCGTCTACGACGACGTGCACACTATGTGGGGGACGGCCCAGCGCGTCAGGTAGGTCCGTGTTGTTCATGAACAGCTTGACCGTGCGCACGCCGGCCACGCGATCGCGGACGTTCGGCGCGATGCTTGGCGGCGTCGCGGCGCCCAGGCGAAACAGGCCAGTCGGGTACCGCGCGCGCAACTCGGCCGCGTTCTCAGCCAGCCGCCCAGAGACGCCGGCCTGCAGGTTGGCGACGGCATCCCAGCCGTCCACCTGCGTCACAACCCCATTGAGGTCGCCTATTGCGGCCCCTTCCGTGGAGGCCGCCAACGTCTGGGCCAGCGCAGGCGAGCCCACTCGCACCAGCGCCAGGTTTGCCGTCCAGGTGAAGGCGGCCGTAACGCGCCCGTCTGTGTGGATCCGCACCATACTGCCGTCGCTGGAAACGTCCAATCCGCTCGGAGACAGTGCCGAGACCAGGCCCGCCAGGATCTGCGGGAGGTTGGTTGTCGCGCCAGTCGTGTAGGTGAACGGCGTGCCGTCGATCGATACGCGATACACGGCGTTCGGCGCGACACTCGGCTGCAGGATCACGTCAGCCGCGGCGCCAGGCTGAATCTGCGCTGGCGCGACCAGCGCCCACAGGTTTTGGCTGACCTGGTGGCGGATCTGCGCGCCGCCCGGCACCGTCGTGCCCGGGGCGCCGTACAGCACCACATAAGCCCGCGACCGTTCCGCGGTGTATCGAGACACCCCGGTAAAGGAGACCGAGCGGTCCAGCGACACACCGGTCGCAGAGCCGGGGTACATGGCGTAATAAACGCCTTCGGCCTGCTCCCAGAGGGCCGCTTCGCGCTCTGCGAATGTGTCAATCAGTAGCCCGGTAATGCTGTCGGGACGAGTTTCGACCGTCCCGGCAAAGCCGGCTGCCTGCATTCGGGCGCGCAGGTCCGCCACGATTTCTTGGCGGATTTCGGGCAGGCGCGGGCGCACGAACCCGTCCGGCGTTACACCGTAGGCCATAGATACCTCTGAAAAATTGGGGTGTTACTACGCGCGCAGCTCAACCACACGCGGGACGCGGCCCGCGGCCGTATCGGCGTCGTACGACACGCGCAGGATGCGCAGTTCGCGCTCGATCTCGAGGCCCAGGCGGCGCACGCGCTCGACACCGGGCACGGCCTGGATGCGGGCGCGCAGAATCGCTTCAATGCTGGCCCTGTCCGGATCCTTTACGAGAATCGATTCGAAATATGGAACGCCAAAGGTCGTGTCTAGAAACCACTCGCCGAGGAAGGCTAGCAGCGTCACCTTGACCTGCTGGGCGACCCGCTCGGCGCCGTCCACAAAGGACGCGCGCCCGAGCAGGTCCAGGTCAAGATCGTGATCAGGGGTAAGTGCGAGATCCAAAGCCATCAGAGGGGACCATCCGTAGTGCCGCCGGCGTAGTTGTGCCGATGGTTGTCGCCGATGTTCTTGCCGTTGTGCGTGATGGCGCCGCCTTCGTAAGCCACGCCGCCACGGATCCGCATCGATGCGCCGCCCTCCCCACCCTCGCCCGACAAGCCCTGCGTGTACAGCAGGGGCCCGTTGATGGTCACGGGCGTGTTGAATGTGGTCTGCTCGGCCTGGACGGTCCACGTCTTCACCTCGAATGTCAGCTCGCCGGCTGGCGACAGCTTTAACCGGCCGGGCCCGTACTGAATGCTGACGTTCTCGGTGTCGGCGGCCATCGTGCCCGGGCGGAGCAACGGCGAAGCGAAAGCATCCGACAGATCGAACTGCCTGGGATCGTCCGGCGGTCCGTTGTCGCCCGCCAGCCAGTTCTCCAGCGCGCGGGCCGAGAATGACAGCTTGATTGCATCCCCAGGCTTCAGCGGGACGGAGATCAACGCCTGGGCACCGTTCACATCGCCCACCGGCCAGCAAACCGGCACCCGGACGACTTGCGGCGGAGGCAAGCTGTCTCCGTTGGTCAGCCGCTTGGCCAGGGCGGGCCGCGCCGTCACGAACGTCCCGTCGTAGGCCACGACTTCGCCGGGCAGCGTCGTATACACGTCGGCCAGCTCGGTCGCGATCACTGATCGCATTAACTTGACGATGTCGCTCATGACTTACCTTTCTTTTTCGGTGGCGCCGATCGATCGACAAGCTCCAGCTCGGTCTGCCAGTCGCCACCCTCGCTATCGCCGGTGTGCCGGACCGCCTCGACCCGTTGGAAAGCTTCGACCGATCTGCTTTCAAGTTTGACCAGGTCGCCCGGATTGATCGTCGGCAGCAGCAACGACGTCACCCGCCAGCCGTCGCGCTGCTGGCGCGCACTGACCAGGTTGACGTCGTCACCGGTCGTCTTGTCCTTGACCTTCGCCTTTTCACGCGCGGCCTCGCGCGTGCGCTCCGGATAGCCCAGCATGCCGGTGTCGGCCGCAAGCACCACGGCCTGGCGCCGTGTCGTTCCCCGGCGCTGGACCACCTGCAGCTGCTGATTCTGAATCGACCATTCCAGGCCTGTGCCCTGCGTGACCTTGTGCAGCGCGGTGCGCGCAGCGCCATAGAACGAAAAGCCCTGCTGCCAGCGCCGGTCGGGCACGTCGTCGGCCATGACCAGGGGCAGGCCCATCTGGCGGGCGATGTCCCGGATGATGGCACTGGCCTGGGCGCCTGAGCCCAGGCCGATCGAAACGGCCGTATCCCGAACTTCGGTAAAGCCGTCCTTGACGATCAACTCGGTCACAACGTCGGGCTGCTCGAACTTCGTGTAGGCGAAGACCACACTGCCCGATGCCATCAGCAACGGGCCCGCCTCCTCTGCGTAGCCCGCGTACAGCACGCACCGAAGGTCCGGCTCTTCCAACGCCTTACGCGTAGCAGCGGCCAGGTTGTAGATGCGGATGGTGTGGTCGTTCGGCTCCTCGTCGGCGTCCTTCGAAATGTCGAAGGTCATTCGAATGGGGGGCAGAATTTCTACCCCCTTGGCGCCGCCCTTCCCTACGAGCAGGCGATAGACCCTGTCAAACCTGGCCATCTGCGATTTCCTCCGCATTGACGTACAGCAGCGCGACTTCTCCAGCCGGCAGCGCCGCACGGCTTACCGTGTCGCGCCGGTCCGGTGCCAGCGCCACCAGTTCCCCCGCCGGCACGTCCAAATGCCGATAGCGGGCGAGCAAAGGTGTGTCGGGAACTACGCAAATGCCCGCCACGATCAGCTCGTTGTATGCGTTCTCGATCGACAGCGCCCACAGCTCGGCCTCGCTGTTCCACGACAACCGCACGAAGTAGGTGGCGCCGTCCAGTTCAATCTCGGTGAGGCTGTCATTCGCGTCCAGCACAGGGATGACTATCATTCGCCGATACCCGTCAGTTTTCCGAGGTCCGTCTTTTGCTTTGGCGTCGCCTCGGCGCCGTTCGTCTTGCCGGCGTTGGTTTTGGTTTGCCCTGCCTTACCGCTTGCGCTCCCCGACGTTTTCTCCGGGGGGATATCAGCTTGACGAAGCTTCACCTTGCGGATCCGCTTGAAATCGGCCGATATCTCGAAACGGTCGCCGCCCTCGTTGGTTCGGCCGATTTCGCACCGCTCCATGACGAAGTCCACATAGACGTCCAGGCCCGTGGTCACGGTGATGGGCAGCCGGTCCGCGTGGATCTTGCGCAGCGCATCCTTCGCGCTGATCAGCTTGGACCGCCCGGCGCCGGCTGTGAGCCCGCTCAGTGCACCACCGCTGCGGATCCCCCGTGCCGTGCCCGCCACCAGGCCCCCCAGCAGCGACACCTCGGCGGCGGTCACCCAGCCGTCAAGGGTCAACAGCTCCGATTCCTGCACCACGTGGTCCGTCACCGGCGGCCCGTCCTCCACCGCATACTCCGTAGCGCGGCTGTTGAGTGACGTCTTTTCGCTCAACAGTGCGTCCAGAGGCACGGTGCCGATGCTGGTGCCGCCGTTCCACCCAAAGATCATGGATACAAAGCTCATGCCCTAGTCCCTCGCCATTTCTAACGGCCTTCTTCCACGCCCGTGACGAAAAAGCGCGACATGGCGTCGACCGTGCGCTGACGCCCCACGTTCATGCCGCGTTGCGCGGCATTCGCCACGGTGTCGGGGTTCGCGTTGGGCGCGTGGATGGTGATGTCCGTGTTGTTCTCCACCGTCACAGCGCCGCGCGCGCCGGATACGCCGGCTTGCGCCACTGAGCCGCCGGAGATTAGCGGCAGGGGCTCGCCGTTGATGATTGCCCGCATCGCCGGCGTGTCAGCCAATAGCGGGCCCCTCTTGGGACCCGTCATGATCGCCTGCGTTTCTTCGTCCGGGCCTTCGGGCAGTAAGCCCTTGAACCAGTTCTTTGCGGCTTCGACTTTGTCCGTAATCCAGGTCTGGATGGCGGTCCCGATTTCCTTGATCTTTGCGATCATCCGGCCGCCGATGCCATCGAAGAAATTCCACAGGCCGCTGAATGCTTCCCGCCACTCTTTGACCGCCCCGCCCCAATCGCCCTTAAAGGCAGCGATGACGCCGTTGAAGATCTTGGACCAGAATTTCCAGATCGCCTCGATGTACTCCAGCACCGGGCCCATGAAGGAGCCCTTCGCCTTGTCCTTGAGTTCATCCCACGAAGCGGAAATCCGCGCCTTTACCTGATCCCAGTTTTTCCAGATTTCCCAGATTGCGGTCGCCAGTAAGAACACGCCCGCGATGATCCGCCCGATGGGCGTCATCGCGAATGCCCGCCACAGAAGCGGTACCGCCGTCCGGGCCAGGAACATGATCAAGCCCCGGACTGGGGAAAGAATCTGCCACAAGCCATAGACCAGCACTGTGAGCGTGCCCCACTTCGTGATCCACGGCCCCAACTCCTGGCCAGCGCCGCCGAGTAGGTCCTTGATGTAGACCAGTGCGCCCTTTACCGCGTCAATCTCGGAACGCCACTCCTCCACTCGACCGATCAGCGCGCCTGTGACCGAAATATCGCCGCGAAGCCAGCCGGCGATATCGTCCCCGATCAGATAGATGGTCGTCAGGATGGCGGCCATACGCAGAAGCGGGGCCAGCGTCCGATTCCAGAGCGAGAGCATCCGCAGGGCGCCGGCCGGGCCCCGTCGTAATGCCATCGCGCTATCCAATCCGATGGCGGCACGCGCCGCGCCCACCAGCGAACGGGTCAGCCCGCCGGATTGGAATGTCGCCAACCTCAGCCAGCCACGCAGCTTGACCAGGCCCCACGTCGCGCCCGTGAGCGCCAATAGTTTGACCAGGGTAGCGATGTGGTCGGCCATAAATTCGATCGACTTCGTCACGCCCAGCACGACGGCGCGCCCAGACGTCAGAGTCTTGCCAAAGAACCGCTGGAAGGCGTCATTCCATACCGTCATCGCGTCTGCGACAGTGACGGGCATGCTCTCGGCCTCGATACGCATCTTGGCCAGCTGGGTCTGCAGCGCAGGCAGGAACCGATCGGTCGTGACCTTCCCGGCTTTCACCTGCTCCAAAAGCTTGGCCGTGGTGATGCCCAGCCCGTCGGCCAGGGCGACCTGCAGGCGCGGCGCGGCACGCATCAGCGTGCTGTACTCGTCCATGCCCATCTTGCCCTGCATGATGGCTTTGGTCAGGGACGAAATGACGGATTCCTGGTCTTGCGCCTTGGTGCTGGAAAGCGCCATGCCAAGCGACAGACTTTCGGTCACGTCCACCGTGTCTTGCGTCGTCTTGCCGAGGTCGGCCATGGTGCGCCGTGTGCGCACAAACAGCTCGGCATTCGAGGCGTAGGACTTGTATGACACGCGCGAGATCCGCGCCAGGTCCTTGTCCACCTCCGCGTATTCTTGGGCCGTGCTGGTAGCCTGGCGCATCCGCGCTTCCATCTGGCCCCAGGCATCGATATCGCCAAAGATCCGCTTGACCAGAGAGACGCCCAGCACCGCGCCAATGATCCCGCGCAGGCCGGAAAATGCGCTCTGCTGCTCCTTGATTGCCCGCACACCTTGCCACTGGGACCGGGTCATCCGGTCCTGTGCTTGGCGTGCGTCCTGGATACCCAGGCGGATCCCTTGCCACGCGCCGATGCCGGCCTCGCGCACCGTGTGCAGCCCACCCCGGACGCGCCCCATAAGCCCGTTATAGGCCCCCTGGATCTGGGCAAACTTGCCACGGGCGCCTGCCACGTCAACCGGGAACGACGCGGGCCGGCCCAGCTCGGGACGGAACGCTGGCGCTCGCGGCACCAATGGCGCCGGCCGGGGCTGAAGCATCGGCGTCGGTGCTGGGCGGGGCTGAAACGTCGGCGCTGGTGCCGTGGGCGCGACATAAGCGGGGGACGGCGCCGGCATCCGCGGCGCCGGGGCGGCCGGCTGCGCTGGAGCACTTACCGGCGTAGGCGATGGTGCCGTGGGGGGCACAATCGGAGCAGCCACCACAGGAGCGGGCGGCGGGGCCATCGGGACTACCGGGGCCGCTGGCCGCGCCGGCGCCACGACAGGCCGGCCCTCCGTCACCATGGCCGGTTGAGGCGGCTGCGCCGGCCGCTGCTGAGGGATAGCGGGCGCCGGCACAGGCTTGGGTGCCCAAACGCTGGGATGGACCCGCGCGCCCACCGCTACCTGCCGCATCGCCTGGACGGTCTTCGCACTGGCCGCGCCCATCGCCGTCTGTGCTGCTTGATAAGTCTGCTGATACTTCTTCAGCCCGGACTCGTCCACCTCGTAACGCAAGAGCGTCACCAGTTCGCGTACCGTAGTCATTGCTACCCCGTTTTCCTTTGCGCCGCCACCTGCGCGGCCTCCTGGGCGTCCATAAGAGCGTTCAGCTTCAAGATGTCCAGGAGATCAACATCGCCGCGCTTGACGGCATCCAGGCTCACGTGGCGGGCCAGGATTGGCCGCCAGATGATCAGCTCTCGTTCGAACCCGGCATCGAACCGCCCGACAGGCTCGCCAGCTTCTCGCGGGCCGGACCAAAGCGGCCGGCCCAGCGCACCAAAGGGCCGGCGAAATTGTGCTCAAGGACGTGGTACAGCAGCTCCAGGATTTCCGCGAAATCCGAGAAGGCCATGCCGCGGTGCGCGGCGCTCAGCTTTTGCGGATCTCGCCCGGCCAGCTCGAAGGTGACCAGCTCCGGATCGATCAGCCGTTCGGCCCACGCTGCCAGTGCGTCGCCACCCAGCCGGGTAGACAGGTCGCGGAAGGCCTGCAGCATGGCCTGCTCGTCCCTGGCCTGGCCCTCGCCCTCGCCGCCGAACACGGCGGCCATCATCGAACCGGCCGCCGGCAGCACTTCCTTTTGCAAGTCGCCGAGCAGCTTCAGCTGGCGAAAAGGGTCAAAGCGGGAAATGCGAAAGATCGTGGTGCCGATCGTGACTTCCTTGGTGGCGCTCATCAGGTATTACCCCCCACGATGTTGATCGATGGCCCGGTCTCGATCACCCATTCGCGAGTGCCCACCTTGGCCGCGTAGCCCGCGTCCGGGGTCTTGACGATCCAGGCCGAATCCGACGCGTGCAGCGACGTGCCCCGCAGGTCGGTAATTGCGATCGGCACGGTGCCATTCCCATCCGTCGACTTGTCGGCTTGGTGCAGCGCCGTAAGCGCCGGGTTGCTTGCGCTGGTTTGCATCAACGTGACGGTGATCCGCAGCCGCGAGTCCCGCGACATCGAGCGGGCGACCTCGCCATCGACGCCGGCGACGGAGGCAATGCCCTCGCCGATTTCGGCCACCGTCACAAAGGTGTCCTCGGCCAGGCCCGACAGGGGCAAAGCCCCCATGACGATCTTCACCTGATTCGGTGCGTAAGTTTTAACGGACATGCTTTTGCACCCCGATTACAGTTGTTGATAGGTCAGGTTGCCCTTGATTTCGGCAACGTGGATGGCGCCAGCCAGGCGGGCACTGAATTTCAGGTCCCGCAGGATGCGGTTGGCCTTGTCGTTCGGCGAAATACTGGCCGCACGCGGCACGGTGATGACGAAGCCCGGGATCTTCCGGCCCGCGTCGTCAATTTCGTCGGGCGCGATCAGGCCCCGCGCCTGGCCGAGCATCAGCGCTTGGCGGATCCCGTTCACGATGACCAGGATGCCCGCGTCGGTGTACGGCACTTTGCCGTCCGCGTTGATCAGCTGGGAGGCAACATTGATCTTGACCTGCTCGGCCAGCCAATCACGGCCGCGGATCACGTCGATCCATTCGCCCGCCGCGACCTTGCCGTTCTGCGTCACCGCAAAATTGCGCATCTGCTCGAACGTGTTGGCGTTCTTGGCATGGGCGGCCAGCGCCTGCCCCTCGGCCAGGTTGTCATAGGTCACGCCCGCCAGGCGCGTATTCGCCCAGGTTTCACCGCCGGGGTAATACGTGAAGCGGTTGGCCGCTACGGCCGCTTCGATCGCCTCCGATCGCGCCTGGCCGTGATACCAGACGTGGGTGCGGAAGTACTGCTTCTGCTGGCACTTGGACGCGATGTCGCTGGAGACTGCCGAGTCGATGATTCCGGCCTGGTCGCTGGAGACCCCAAACAGGCGCTCGTTGGATTCGACCCATTCGGCCGCATCAAGCACGTCGGCTTCGACGCGGCTGGCCAGCGCGACTCCGTACCAGTCTGCACTTTCGCGCAAGCACGCGTTCAGCGCCGCGGATGGCGTCTCGGTGCTGGCCGGTGCCTCCAGCTGCAGATTGCCCTTGATCGCGACGGCCACCGCCTGCCCCGCCTGGTTCGCGGTAATGGATACCTCCGCGCCCACGGCGACGGCGGTGACCGGCGCGCTGGCTGCGGTAACTGCGGCCACCAGTGCAGTGGCGATGGTTTGCGGCGTGCTGTTGGCCACACCCGTCGCCGAGGCCTGGGCCGTCTTGATTTCGCCGGCGGCGTCGCGCCACGTCATTGCGATCGAGTAGTCCGACAGCGAAGCGGCTGCCACCGTGATCCGGGACGTTTCCACTTGGCGGCGGCCAACAAAGACGCGGGTCACCGTGGGGATCTGCTTGAAGGCGTCGCGCACGGCGATATAAAGCGGATCATTCGGGGCAATACCCAGGTCCAGCAGCTCGCCGGGCTCGGTCACCACCATGATGCGGTTGACACCCAGCGCGTGAGCGCCCAGGACGAGAAGGTCAGAAAAGCTCTGTTCCTTGATCGCCGTGGTGTTCAGGGAGATCGCCACGTTGACGATCCGGTCGATTTTTGCCATGTGCGGCTCCAATGAAAAAAGCCGCCAGGAGGCGGCCAGATGGCGATTGCGCGTCGCGGCCGCTAGGGCGCGGTCACGACAGTCGCGGTAAAGGGGGTTTCGATGCCCGGCGTCAGCCCGCCGGAAGTGGTGACGGTGCCAGTCACGGTTTCGATGATGCCGACAAACGCGGAATGAACACGGGTGTATCGGATTCCAAGCTCCAGCATGCCGCGGCGCTCGAAGCGCACCGCGTCGCGCAGGGCTGGAACATTCTGCAGGCGCCCTACCTCGTACAGGGCCAGGCCCAACGCCTCAGCCCGGTCTTCATAGACGGGGTGCCGCAGTTTCAGCGCCAGTTCGTCCAGCGCGTCGTAAGCCGCGGCTCGAAAGCTCTGCAGCTCGACCACCGCGTCGTCGTGGTGGCGCACGGGCTGCTCGCCTTCATCATCCACCCGTCCGGCCTCTGCGCCGCTGACCCTAGCCCAGCGCACAGCCAGCATGATGTACGGACCGACCGGCCGAGGGCCATTGTCGTCCGCGAAGATCACAGGAATGCCGCCCGCGGCGGCCTCGATCAGTTCGAAAATTGCGTCTTCTGGGGCCATGGTCGTCCGAAAAATTTAATAGCGCATCGATGGGACTATCGGCCACTCCACGCCTACGCGCGCGCCGACTCGATGCTGCCCTACCCGGTAGCCTGGAATGCCCAGCCGGGCCTGGAGAGTCCTCCCGGACGTTTAGCCCCGTCCGGTCCCAGACCAGGCGGCCGGGAATCCTTGGGCTTACTGCAATTCAGAGGCGGCCAGCAGCACCGCCAGGTATCGGTAATGCGGTATCACGCCCGACTGCCAGGGCGCCACGCCTACCAGCAGGTACTCGCCCGCCAGCGGGCCGGCGCCCCATACCAGGCGGTCGCCGTTCGTCCAATCCTGGCCGGCAACATCCAGTACCTCGGACGTGTAGATCCGGACAGCGGCGCGCACGCGCCGGCCTTCCGGATTCGCCTGCAGCTGGTCGTAGTCGCCGGTCTTGGCGGGTTGCACTGAGGCCTGGATCGTCTTGTCCGGGCCCGGCTCGCCTTCTATCCAGTGACCGCGCTCACGCCGGCCCGGGAGCCGCGTGCGGATCACGTGCGGTTTTCGGAAGCTCATGCGCTACACCTTCTCGTATCGGACCGCGCCGACCAGTAGGCCGTCATCGATCAGCGGCACGTCGCTGCCCTTCTTGGCGATGGTCGACGGTGCGTTGGGCTCGGCCCATTTCTTCGACTGCTGGAAATGTGCCTTCTGGTGCTTCTCAGCGAAGGTACCAAGCTGGTCCAGCGCCGCGTCCACAGTAATCTGGCCCTCCTGCACCGCGGCGGCGGCGCGGTCCATGGCCTGGTCCAGCACCTGGCCGTTCTTCTCCACGAAATCCCGCAGGGCAGGACGCGCGGGGATATGCTCGGTGCCGAATTCGTTGATGATGGCGATGTCGAGCAGGTCGACGTCCGTCTCCGGATCCTTCCCGGCGTTTGCCTGGATCCCGAACTTCACGCCACGCCCATGGATCGCCTTGGCCAGGCGCACGTGGGCGGCCAGGCCGCGATCAACGAATTTAACAGCCACGGGGCGTACTCCGCACTGTTGCCGCGCCAACGCCGCAGAGACGAGCAAGGCGCTGGTACCGGCCATAAAACCCTGCCGGATCATCGGCGCCTGCGACTTGGCCGTACGTGCGCTGCAGGTCGCCTTCCTTTTCGCTCACGACGCCAGGCCTGGCCAACACGCCGTCATCTTCCGCGGCGCGCTGCTGCTTAATCCCGTACAGCAGCCAGGCCGCGTACCACAGCTGCGCCTCGTCCTGCTTCTTTTCGGGCAGGCAGACGGGCCGATAATCTGCAGCCATCGCAAGCGCCCGCTCCTTGTCCGGGAGCGCTATGGAGGCCACCGCCGGCGCCAGGAAGTCCAGATCGTTGACGGTGGCCGCCATGATTACTCCCCCTGACTGCCACCGGCGCCGGCCTGGCCGCCGCCGTCGCCCTGATCTGCGAGGCTGGCCCTCAGGGCCTCGTACAGCCCCTGCAGCTCAGCCTTATTGGCCGAGGCGTCGTACTGTGCGCCCTGCCCATCCAGCCAGGCTTTCAGGTCCTTGACCGTGGACGGCTCCTTGGTGCCGCCGGCATCATTGTCGGCTTTGGTGCCCTTCTTGGGCGCCGACTGATCGTCCTCCGACGCCTCGGCTTCGACCAGCATGCCGCGCTTGATCAGGTCCTGAACGCCGCGGATCTCCGGGTCCACCTTGGCCGTCTGCGTCGGGGCGATCACGGTGTGGCCGCCGATGTTGATGACCGCCTTGGTTGCGTTGGTGTAGTAAGGCATCAGATTTCCCCCTTGGCCAGCGACAGCGGGTAATAAACGACGACCCCGCCGGCACGCGCCAGGCAGGGCACCACCAGCTCCAGGCCTCGGGCTTGTGCGGCCAGCTGGTTGAACGGCATAGGCAGCTCCATTGCCAGGTTTTCCTCGCTGTATTCGTATGCGAGGATCAGATCCTTACCACCAGTGCCGGCGCCCTTAAACTCGGCGGCGCCCATGATTTGCAGGCCGGGGTGCTTGTCCTGGAAAAACTGGCCCACCGTCTTGCCGCCGGAGTCGGGCACCCGTTTGGAAAAGATGCGGCTGCGCTGCTCGGTCGGCATGGCGACACGCGTCGGCTTGTGCACGTCCTTCGACTGGTTGGGCACCGCGTCGTAGATCATGTCCAGGTCAGCCAGCATTTGATCGGCGGTGGTGTTCGCGTTCAACCAGTCGCCGTGCAACCCAACGACGAGCGGCACGTTGGGATGGTTGATCAAGCCGTACAGACCGAACTTGGTGTCGCCGATCAGAGCCATCTGATTCAACTTGATGTCGATCGCCTTACGCGCGGCCATCGACTTGCGCGTCGGCAGGTCGGTACGGTTCGCTGCAGCCGCACGGATTTCCATGATGCTGTAGCCGTACGAATCGCCGATGTTCTTGATCGAGGCGGTCTTTTCCTCGCCTTTCACGTCAGCGCGCGGGAGATCCGCGGCGTAGTTGGCGACGATCTTCGCCATGCCGACCTCGTCGAACATGGTGTAGGTAAACGTCTCCGCCCACTCGGGCACCTCGGTAGAGATCGGCACCAGCTGCAGGCCGATCATAGGCGGCTGCTTCTTGTCGTAGGTGCGCGTCTTGACGTAGTCCAGTTGGCGGGCGGTGTACAAGCCTTCGTCCTCCCGCATGTCGCCGATCCGCGCCACGGTCTGGACCGCGGGCAAATCAGCCTCGTCGTAATGCTCGTGTTTGTCCATGGTATTCCCAATGAAAAAGGCCCCTATCGGGGCCTTGTGTTAATCGGTTGTGGCGCCGGTCAGGGAGCCGTGGGCGCCGTAGCGAAGGGCGCGTGCAGTTCGATCAGAGCGATCCTGCCGCCGGAGACCTCGACGGCGCCCGAGCGAAAGACCGCGTTCGGTACCGCGGTGGTGCCGGCATCGGACACAGTGCCGTCGGCCGCACACTTCACGGGGCCGTCCTCCGTCACCGCGCCGCCAGTGGTAACGAGCGCCCACGCACGGCGCACACGCATCACGCTGACGGCGTCGAACTCGCGGTAACCGCCTTCCCGCGGGATGGTGTGGGTGTGCAGCGCCAGACCGCGAATGCGCGTGCCAGGGCCGGCGACGATGCGGTCGTCCGTGGTGTCGCCCACGATCACGCCAGGACGGATGTTGCCGGCGGCGGCGTAGGTCTCGACGTCGTCATAGCCCAGGTCGGCCTTCATGCCGGCGTAGGCGACGTCCATGCGGTCGTCATAAACGGGGGGCATCATTCGCCTCCTTTTTTCAGGTTGGAAAGGTAGGCCGAGCGCGCGCTGCGCGCCGAAGCCGGCTGTTCGGCGCCGTCGGCGCGCTGGCCGGCTGCCGCCGGCGGCTTCTGGGCGCCGCCCATCTGCTGCCGCTGCTGCGCCACAGCGTCCTGGCGTGCCTGGGCATCGGTCACGGCCAGGTCGAAAGCGGCCTCCACGTAACCGTCGGACTTGCCCGCCAGGTCGAAAGAATCGCCGCGGACGGCCTTGATGACGCCCTCGCGCAGTACGCGGTCTGCGGTATCGGCCTTGAAGTCCACCTTGTGCTGCGTGGCGGTGGCTTCCAGCTTCACACGGGCCAGCGCGGCGCCGTGGGCGTCCTGGCGGGCCTTGGCAATGCCGGCCTCCGCAGTATCGGCGCGCGCCTTCTCAGAGTCGGCGCGGGCTGCCTCGGTGTCTGCCTTGCTGCTGGCGGCCGTCACCGCTGCGCGCAGCCGCTCCAGCTCGTTCGCCACTTCCGGAGCCGCGTCATACGACAGGCCGGAATCGAGGCGGATTTTGACCATGGTCATGTCAGTTTCCTCTTCGGTTTTCGTTACGGCGTCTGCCGCGTCAAGATTGAGCCGCGCGTTGCCGGCGCGACCGCGTTTCACCACCGCCAGGTGGTTGTATCGGATGTTTCGCTGGACGGCGTCGTACCGCTCGCCTTCAGGCGAGACGCCAGGGGTCTCGTCCAACTCCAGCTCGTAGCCCAGCGACAGTTCCTTATTCCCGGCGTCGACCGGCGTCGTGTCGAAGATATGGATATCTCCGACCATGTTCTCGGTGCCATCCTGGCGGCCGCCGGACAGCGCCGTGCCGATCATGTGCTGGCGCACGTTCTTGGACGTCACCTTTCCAGGATGGCCGTCTGTGACCGGCTTGCCGCGCAAACTTGCCATCGAGTCGGCGTTGAAGACCTCGTCGGGTGGCCGATACTCGCGGCGTAGGCGGCCGGCACCGTCGCGGTACTCGAAAACGCCAGTCCGCGTCAGCACCGGCGTATCGGTTAGGTAGCCCTCGTCCGTTCGGGTCGCTTTCAGCGGCACCCGGTCAAATCGCATCACCATGGTTTTTCCTTTAATGGACAATCAGGGCGTCCAGGTCCGCGAACAGCGGCAGCTTCGGCTCCGCCCAGCACCGGCAACGGACGGGCTTGCCCGGATGGCCGTCGGGCGGCGGCTTGTCCCATTCGAACTCGTGCCCTTCCCGCTCGACGTGTTCGTCCCGCTCACGCTCGTCCAAGACGCCGCGCCACAGGTATTTCTTGACGCCGATATTGGTCTGGCGGTATTCGGTCAGGTCGCCGTTCAGTTTGCCAATCTGGTCGCGGGCGATCAGTTCGGCACGTTTGCGAGGCAGGTCGTACGTTTCCCGGATCTGCTTTGTCATGTCGCGCAGCGACGTGCCGTTGCGCACCGCGGCCACCACGCGCCCGTGCAGCGTGTCCAGGTACTGCTCGGGTATCGACTTGATCAAGCCGATGTTTTCGGCTTCCCAGGGCCGCAGGATCCTGGCCAGGCCTGGCTCCGACTTGAAAACGTCCACGCCATAGGCGCGGCGCAGCAGGCGGTGGAACTGATCCCGGTTGTATTTTTCGACACGCTGGGCCACCAGCCCGGCCAGGCCTTCCGCCTGGCCGTCGGCCACGGCCGCCGCGCCGAGCGCCTCCATGAAAGCGCGCCGCAACGATTCAAACCACCCCTCGTCACCTTCCGGTGTGTTGCGCAGGTCGTCCTGGCGCAGCACCAGGTCCAACACCGGCATGACGTGCCGTTCCACCGCCAGGATGGCGGCTTCCACTTGCGTGCGCAGCGCGCGCAGATAATCACGCTCGTCGCCCTGCGGGTAACGCCACTGCTTAGGTGGCCGCGGCGTACGACGTGGCCGACTCGCCGCCGGCGTCGGGGGTGAGGCCATAGAGTCCTTCCTGCTTCATGTACCGGTATGCCTCGTCGGGGCTGAGACCGTTGTCCACCGCCGCGCCCAGCGCATCCATTTCTCGGGCCTGGGCCTCTGCATTGGCCTTCCTGATCTCGGCCTCTTCCTTCGCCGTAGCGGGCTTGAGGGGTGGCCAGGTGATAGACCAGGCCTCGCCCTGCCCTTCGCCGCTTCCAGCCAGGCTGCGCTGCGCGCGAATCAGCGACACTAGGCGCTCCAGCGCCGGGTTCACCTTCACTGCCCGGCCCATGGCCACGCCGTTGTAGAACCCCTCCAGGTCACCGTCGCCGGTCGCGTTCAGCCCCGCGGCCGACTTGCCGAAAAGCTGCGTCACCGGGTAGCCAGCTTCGGCCGCGACGGAAATCTGGAACTCGGCCAACGCGTCCTTCACCCCGCTCAAGTCGGAACTGAGGATCTGGTAATCGTCTTCGGAGTCCACAGCTACGCCATTCAATGCGTTGCGAACGGCGTCGACCATTTCAACCCGTTTGCGAATGGCCGATTCCATGTCCGCCTCGATCGCCTCCGCCAGGCCCTTCATCTTGTGGACAGCCTGTTGCTTTTTCTCCAGCAGCCGCAATGCCCAGTGAAGGCCCTCGCCGTAGCGCCGGATGGCGCGGAATGGCCTGGTCACCGCCGGCCGCCCAGCCCATGGAATGCCCTTGCGATTGAGCTTTGCCGGCAGAGGATCCCCAGGCACCTCGATCAGCCGGCTTTCATGCACGAAGAACTCGGCCGCGACAGCACCAGGGGTCTGCGTCCGCACGCGGTAGATCTCCGGCATCCCGAAATTGGCCTCGTTCGGATCCGAATATCGCTTCTCCGTGGCCGAGACGTCGTCCACCGTAAACACTTTCAACTCCTCCAGCCGATCCAGGGCCGCCAGATCCAGCGGCTCGCGCAACGCGCGCCCGTCCTTCGCAATGACGACGATCGCACCGCCGCCCGTCAGGCGCGCCCAGCGCCACGCATCGGCGAGCGCCGGCAGCGCCTTCAGACGGTCCAGCTCGCCCCGCACGCGGTCGTCGCCCGTGATTTCCACGCCGCGCGAGACCGCCGTGTCCGGGATCATGTCCACCACGCGCGCCGGCAGGCCGCCCTCCGCGTACATCGCCAGGTCGTCCAGTGCACCCAGGCCGACCGTCGCCGCACCGAACATGGCCTGGCCCAGCACCGCGCTCAGATAGCCGTCTTGGTTCATCATTTGCTTGCCAGCGCCCTGAAGCGCCCTAGGTTGCTGCCCGCCGTGGCGAGCATGTCGTTGATGGCGTCGACCATCGGGTCGACTTGGTCGTCGTGTGCGTGCGTATCGTCAGCCGTGATCGCCTCGCACTCGGTCACAAAGTCGGCCACCCAAGGTGCCTCCTCCGGAATACAGACCAGGCCGGCCTCGATGTACGACTGCACGTCCATGAAGCGCGTGAACTTATCCTTGTCCCGCGGGATGCCCTTGACGGGGATTTTCCCGTCGGCGCCGATATCCTGGATCAGTCCCGTACCACTGGACTTGTCCTCGATGAGCAGCTGCCGCAGGGGCGCCGACAACTTCGGGTTGAACGGTTTGTTCTTGGTCCAGAAGTCCACGGCCCGGCGCTTGAGCTCGGGCGCCTGCCATTTCCCGCGCAGCAGGTCCAGCAGGTACAGCTTGCCGTCGTCGCCCAGGCCCCAGCATTCGAATACGCTGTAGTCGTTGCGCTCGGCCGTCTTCTGGGCGGTATCCGCGAACACCTTGCGCGAAAGGATCCTCGGCGGCACCAAATAACGGCCGAACCACGCACCCTTGATCAGGTCGCCGCCCAGCGGCGCCGGACGCTGCTGATATTGCGCCGAGAAGACGTAGCGGCTGACCCGGGCGCCGTCCTGGTCGGCGCCCGCGCCGGCCTCCATGGCGAGCAGTTCGGCCAGCGGCTCCTTGTAGGGCCAGTAGCTGAAACGCCCCTTTTCGTCCCGAACACTGCTGTCGATCTTCGCCTGGACGGACGCCGGCAGGCCCGCGACGTAGGCATCATCGATCAGCGCAGGGATGACGACCTGTTCCCAGTCCGACCCAAGGTTGCCGGCCTCAATGAAGCCGGTGACATCCTCTTGCGCCAGGCGCTGCATGATCACGATGATCGGCGTGTCGGGGTTTGCCCGACGGCTTTTCACCGTGGCGATCAGGTCGCGGTTTGCCTTGGCACGGCGCGGCTTGCTATACGCGTCGCCAACCTTGAGCGGGTCATCGATGACGATGGCGCCCTGCCACCCGTCCGCCATATGGCCGGCCCGGAAGCCGGTGATCTGACCTCCGAGCGAAACCGCGTACACGCCGCCGGCCTTTCGGCCGTCGACCTCGATGTTCCAGCGCTTCTTGCTTTTGGCGTCTGCCGCTACTTTCAGCGGCCATAGCTCCTGGAACTCGTCCGACTGGACCAGTTCCTTGGCCGTCTGCGAGTTCAGCAGCGCCAGATCGTCGGAATAGCTGATGTGCAGGAACCGGGCGCGCGGGTTCAGCGCCAGGCCGCGGGCCATCAGGTTGATGGCGACAAGCTCGGTCTTGGACGAGCCCGGCGGCACGTTGATGACCAGGTTCTTGATGCGGCCGTCGATGACGGCCTGGACCTTCTCCGCGATCAGCTCATGGTGCCAGTTGACCCGGAACTTGATGGCCTGGCGATGTTTGAAAAAGTACCGGCTGAAGAACAGGTGATCCTGCTCGCACATGGCCTTGGCCGTGGCGCGCAGGACGGCGGGGTCAATAGTCGCCGTTGAGCTGGGCGACGGCGGCGGCGACTTCTTTTCCATCGACCACCACCGTTTTCTGTTCTATCGGGCCGCCGCCGGCGCCCGTATGCTCCCGTCTGTTCGTGAAGGCGCCGCCGGCTTCCTTGGCAGCCTGCTCAAGGACTGCCGCGGCGCCGACGACGTTTCCCCGGCTGAGATGCCGTTCGTAGATCTTGCCCAATGCGCGCAGCCGGAAGGCCTGGTCGGCAATCGGGATCTCGGCCACTTCCTCCCGGAAGCGCTTGCGCGTGGCCTCGAACAGGTCCACCCACTTCTTTGCCAACTTCTGGCCGGCCGCCTTGGTCGGGTCGTACTGCGCCACCTGGGAGCGGTGCGCGTCCAGACCGAACTCGACCTTTACCGCATCGGCCACCTCCTGGGGGCTATCCCAGCAAGCCAGCGCTTGGACGATGAAGCGCTTGTGCGCGTCGGTCAGCTTTGCCATGAAGAATCTCTCGGGGATGTGGCGATATTCGACAAAGTGCCAGGGGCTGCCCTATGCTGGTCTGAAACGTTCCAGAACAACAAGGGGAATCCATGAACGACCAAAGCAGAAACCGCAGGGCGTACCGCGCGATCAGGCGCTTGGAGCGCGCACTCAACAGGCACGCACTTCACCCCGGACGCGGCACCAGTCAGAGCGTGCAGGCCCTCAAAGCCAACTTCGAAAAGATCAAAGCGCGCGCACGCGAAGATGGTCTCGACGAGTTCGAGTGCGCCTGGCACCTCGCCCTCAACGCTTAGGCCGCCTTTAGGCAGCACCCACACGCTCGGGCAATGTCCAGCCGCGGCACAGCCGGTGCGGCGCTAGCAGCCGCCACCAGGCGCTGCACATCGGCCGATGGCCCGTACCGAGCCACCACGCCCACGAACTCCTCGACGTCATGCCCGACAATCCGCAGCTTCGGGCGGCCGAGCGTATCGAACGCCGGCGCGCCGTAAGCGTCGGTCGCCTGCCCTATGTGATACAGCTCGTGCTCGACCAGAGCGCAGAAGTCCGCGTCGCTGCAGGTGTCGCAGTAGTCCGCCGAAAGAGTGATCAAGAAGGCCGGCACTCGGCCGAACCACTCGATCATCTGCTGTTCTTGGCGTGCCTTCTGCCAGCCACCCGCGCGGAACATGACCTGTTCGGCCTGACCCAGCACCGTACGGCCCGCCTTCTGGAAGCCCGTCGACGCCCACGCGAACGCCAGATCCGCCTCGGCCAGGTGCACGTGGTCCGTGTTGTGGATTGATCCGCTACCCGCCACGATCGAGCCCAGCGCCCAGGCGAGAAGCTCGGGCGCCGGCCGCAGTTGCAGGACGCCCGACTGGCCTGTACGTTCCAGCCATTCGGCCGGGGGCCGCGGCCGTCCCTCGCCCTCCGCTCGTCCTCGCAACCTAGCCATGTTCACACCTTGAAGTTTGCCAACTTGGCAGCGCTGAAGGCTGGTTCCCAGGTGGCCAATCCCTCGTCCTGGGCTTGGCCGACGATCGGCCCGCCTTGCGCCAGCTGCGCCAGCACCAGCGAGAACAAGCGCAGCCCCATTGGAGCCAGGTCCCGGCGCCATAGGTCTGCCGCGGAATCGTCCGGGCGGATATGGCACCAGGCCTGCGCCAGGATTGGCCCGGTGTCGGCGCCGTCGTCCATCCGATACACCGTGCCACCGGTGACCGGCTCGCGCATGTGCACTGCCCATCGGACAGCGTCGCGCCCGCGGTGCCGCGGCAGGAGCGACGGGTGGTAGCCCAGCGCCCCGTGCCGCGCCCGGGCCCGCGCGCCGGCGTCGATGAAGCAATGGGCATGCGCCGCCAGCAGCACGTCGCAGCCCTCCGGGACATCCACCGCGCTCAGCCGGCCGCGCGTAGCGCACGCGGGCACGCCGTGCTGCTGGGCAGCAGCGTACAGCCGGTCGTAATCATTGCCTTCCGCCGGCGGCGTGGCCACGGCCACCACCTGGTGGCCTTCGGCAAGGCACTGGCGCAGCAGCGCCGCGCCCAGCCACTTCTGGCCGATGATCATGATGCGCATGTCGGCTCCCCCATGTATCGGAAGCCCTGCACGGCGCGGAAATGCCCGCCGTAACTGGTCAGCACTGCCCCGGCGGTAGGCTTTCGCAGTTTCCCGCTTGGCGTGCCGCAGAGGGGCGCCGAGACCTGCGTCCACCGCTTGTCGCGGCGCAGCGCGGCGGCCAGGCCCGGATGGCTGGTATGGAACAGGGTCCGAAGTGGCAGGCCATATCGGTTGTTGCCGGCCAGCCAAGCAGCGCACACGGCATTCAGAAAGCGCATGCCCACGCCGGCACCCTGCCATTCTGGCATCACAACCAACCGGCAGGCACGCGCCTCGACCAGGCCCGGCCTGGTGCTGACCGCCATATGCGCCACCGGTTCACCGTCGATCCAGCCCACATAGTTCGTGGCGGCGATCATCTTGGGCATCTTCAGATAGTGATGCGGCTCAAAATGCGGCCACCAGCGCCAGTCGGTTTGCTCGATGTCCAGATCCAGCCGCGGCCGGCGTCGAACCGACCCCCGATCAAATTGACCCGTGGCGGTGTCGAACACCCAATCCGGCTGTAGCCAGTCCAGCACGTCGTAGTGGCAGGACAGCAGCACCACCTGGCCACCAGTCCGGCGCCACGCCTTGGCGAACGCCCCGGCGCCGACCTTGGCAATCTGCCGATCCACGACGGAACTGAATTCGTCCACCACCGCGATCGGCGGCGCCTCGACCACCAGGCGCGCCAGGTTCGCGCGGAACTGCTCGCCGTTGGACAGCACGCCATACGGCCGCAACCAGGACGGCACGCTGCCCAGGCCCACGGCCGACAATGCGGCGGTCACGTCATCGAATGCGCCGGCCGGCGCGATCGCGTCGATGATGGGGCGATCCGATGGCCAGGCCGGCGCGTACAGCGGCGCGATTGCACGCCCGATGCTGGTCTTGCCAGATCCGGACGGCCCCACAATCACCCCTACTCGCCATTCGCCGTCGTCGATGGGCAGATCCGCGTCCAGGTCGAACGCAGCTCCGCTATCCACGTTGAACAGCGATTTCACCCTGGCCGCGCGATAGCTTTCGGCGTCGGCACAGCGGTGCTGAATGGATACTTTCATACGGCTACCACCTTCAGGCGGTAGCCCTTCGCGCGCAGATCATCGAAAACGCGCTGCTGGTGACCTTCGTCATCGCACAGCACGATCACGCCGTAGCGCGGCTTGTACTTGAAACCGTTGACGCCGGGCTGCTTACGCGCCGGCGCGGCGGTGTTATGGCCGTTGGCCTCCATGCCTGCTTTCCTCAAGGCTGGATGCTCGGGGGCATGCTGGATTGTGGCTCTCGGCGCTCGGGGCGCTCTCGGCCATCGAAAACGCGTTCACGGTCTTGCACCGGGAACATTTGATACTGAGCCGGACATAGCCGGCGGTTTCGGCGAGCTTGCGCCCGCAGCTGGTGCAGCGTAGTTCTTCCATGAGTGACTTTGCGGGTGTGTTACCTTAGCCCCCGCCTGTACAGGTGGGACGGCCTCGGGTCGCTCACGGCTTACCCCGTGGGTCGGCTGTCGGTCGCGCAGTTACCGCTGCGCGGCCGTCGCCGTCTTCTTTGCGTCCGGGCGGATGCCCAGACAAGAATGGGTTGATGGTCGTATGGGAGGCCGCTCAGTAGACGAGCACCCCAATTAGGCGCACCGGTTTGGTCTACAGCGCCCGGCTCATGACACCGCCCGCTGTAGCTTCCACCGGCCGAGCATTCCGGGGCTCATCCCGGCGCTTCTTCCCTGCTACCCGATCCGTGGCCTTTGCACCGGGCGCCCGCGCTGGCCTACCGCGCGGCATTTCAGACCATCATCAGAGCGTGCCGGGCTTGATTCCGGCTCCACCGATTGACCAGCGCACTCAGATCCTCCGGCCGTTGCGCCGAGGATAATCAATCCCAAGCACGCACCGGATTCGCCGCTGGCCCTATCCCAGTTCCCCGCCGCTTCGTCGCGCGCCTTCGCTTTGGGGGGTGGCCTAACCTTCGAACAACAGGCACGTCCATCCGTGCTGCCGCTCTGATGATGATCCAGACTGTGTGCGAGCCGAAAAGCAAAACGCCCCGGTTTTTGGCCGGGGCGTTTCATCAGGTCGTACTTGCTACGAGTCTGGGCGAATTCTGCTCATCTTGATTCACATTGTCAAGCGCGGTGGGCGCAACGTCACCTTCCAGGTCGACCACGATGTCCGCATCCCGCATTTGGATATCGAGACGCTTCAGCGCCGCGCGACGCGCACCTTCCACCAGTACGCGGTATGCACTTGCCGGCCGCTGCAGAGCGGAATACGGCAGGTCGAACCTGTCGCAAAGGTCGCGGAGCCGCGGCCTGCCTCGCAGGATGTGCGCCGTCAGCATGTCCGTCACCTCGCGCTCACGGCTATCCGCGGGCGCTTCCGGATTCAACCACTCCGAGACGTGTCGCGCGCTGGCGGCGCCCGCTTCGCCCGTGCCGTACTGCGCGTGCAGGATGTGAAAGCCTACCCCCTTGCCCAGCGTGCGCTCCATCACCTTGACGGTGAACACCGCCTGCGCATGCCAGTCGTGCGGGGTCAGGCCCGACAGCGCCTTGCGCTCGTACTCGACGTCGAAGCGCTCCTGCAGGGCCTCGCAGATCAGCTGCGTCGGGTTCTTCGGCTCGATCGGGTAGGCCAGCATCAGATACGCCACGGCGATCGCATGTTCGGGGCATGAGAACGTTCCGGCTTCACGGCGCATTTTTCTTCACTCCCTGGGCGGGTTCCATGTCGAGCACGGTCAGCACCACGGCCACGCCCGGCACCAGGCCGTAGATCTTGCGCTTGCTGGCCTGGACGACTTGGGCGTCATCGCGGTAGGCGACGCCGTTGCAACCGTCCTTGATAGCCTTCTCGACGTTGTCGGCGTCAGGCTTCACGGTCGGCGCGATCTCGCCGGCGGCCGCACGGCGCTGCCGCACACCGGACCAGGACGGGGGGATCGGCAGGACAATGTCCAGGTCCATCCGTATAGGCCCGGTATAGGCTTCGCGCCCCGCCATGGCCTGCGCCGCGACCAGCTTGACCAGGCTTTCATATGCCACTGTCGCCTCTGGCGTGTAGTGGCGCGTGAAAACGCGGGCGGCCCCTGTCTTGGCGTCGCGACCTATACGCGAGCTGGATTTCGCGCGGCCTTTTCCTTGCGGTACGCCGGGCACGGTGAAAGCGATTTGTTGCGGCATCATGCTCCCTCGCTGCGCACATCGCGCAGCCATTCGATACGCGCGGCGGTCTTGGCCGCAGGCGCTGGTTTGTGGTCCCGGCATTCGCGCGGGTATTGCGGGCTGACGAAGGTGCCCGGGCGGTCGGTCATGGCGGCACAGCGGCCGAGGCCCAGCTGGGCATACTTCGGGGCTTCCCGCAGGGTGAACAGGACGCAGCTGACGCACTGGACGGTGCCGGTCATATGTGCACCCCAAGGTCCGCACGGGCGCGGGCTTTGTCGGTTTCGCTCAGGTCAGCTGCGGCTATCACCCTGGCCTTGAACGAGGGGAACGGTTCGCCTTGCTCCTGCACGATGCCCAGTTCGGCGCCCTTCGCTTCCAGGCCCGAGGCAGTGGTAAGCCACGCCAGCGGGTCGGACTTCGAAACAGCCGGGCGTGTGCCGTTGACGGCGCTGGTGGCCTGGGGTGGGTTCAGCACCTTGACGACGAAGATGTCCAGGAAGCCAGGCGTAATCGGGCCGGCGTCGCCAGAGGCTTCGCGGTCCAGCACGGCCAAGTCATAGGCTTCGGCCAGCTGCAGGCCGGTGACGCCGGCTTTGATCCAGGCTGCGATCCGCGGGTCATTGCTCTGCGTACCGCGGGGCTGCTTCCCTCGGGCCTGCTCCCTGCGACGCAGCCAGACAGCAACCGCCATGGCCAGTTCTTCGGCCGTCTTCTCGCCGTCGAGCGGCGGCGGCGCAGGGTCGCCCTCATGCGCGGGCGTGTGCGCGAGAGACGCCGCCGCTGCTTCTTTTTCTTTTAAATACTGTCCCTGTCCCTCTCCCTGTCCCTTGGAGTGCGTTTCCCGAGGGACTGCGGGGGGGTGTCCCGCTGGACTGTCTCCGGTGTCTTTGCGGACCCCCTTCTTTGTCCCGGGGACACCGATAGCTTGTCCTTGGGGACAACCGAGGGACAGCCACTCATCCAGATCAGGGACAGGCAAGTCTGTCTCGTGCCGTTGGTTGTGCTTCTTAATCCGGGCGCACTCGGTCTTCCAGCGCTGGACCATCTTGGCGCGCCACGCCTCGACGGCCTTCTCGGCGACGACGGGGTGATACAGGCGGCCGTCGCCGCATTTCACCCAGCCGCGCAGCGCCCCGTCACGGTGGCGCAGCCATTCCTTCGTGACGCGGCCAAAGCCGGCCAACTGCGCCAGGACATCGTCATCATCGGGAAGGCTGGCGGCCGGCACCTGGTGCCAAGACGCGCACCACAGCAGCACGGCACATCTAAAGGCCTCGCCATCTGCCTTGACGGCCAGGTCGCTGTCGCGCAACCGCAGGACGTCCAGCGGCATAAAGGCGAAATCGCGGAGGTCGCAGTCCGGCGGGGTGAGAGGCACAGGCGACTGTTGAAGGTCAGTCATGCAGCTTCCCTTTCCTCGAGGCGCGCGTAGGCGTCCCACATTCGCAGGCTGGCCAGGCGCGCGATATCCACTGCTGCCGCCGGGCTGATGATTTTCGCGTCGCGGTTGGGGGTGGCCGCGCGTCGAACGCGGGCCTTCACCTGCCCGCCTTCATTCGTCAGCAACAGCACGCCAGAAGCAGGAGAGCCAAGGCAATCCAGCAATTCGTCCGTCCATATCTCAGCAGGCAGCGCGTAGTAGTGCTTCCAGACTTGGCGGGGCCACTCCCTCAGTTCGAACTGCTGCGCGTACATGCGGCGGCGGCTCTGGAGCCGGCCGCCCTGGTCCAGCTTCTCAACTGTGCGAGGGTTGCCCACATACTGGCGATGCCACCACTTGTCCTTCTTGGCGTCGCCCTTCAGGTCGGCGCGGCTGATTTTGATCTCGACGTCGATGATCCGCAGGTTCTCCGTCACCACCAGCAGGTCGCATTCGTGGCCAGTCCAATTGCAGTTCGGCACGACAACGAGATACTTCCGGTTAAACGTCTGCCGCGCCAGCGCGCGGGCGATGGAAGTCTCAGACCAGGTCATGCCACTCCCCTTTCGACGTCCAGCAGCTCCTGCACGACCTCGCCCGACTCCACGAAATACCAATCAGAGTCGGTCAGGTTGTTGATGAGCGCGCGCGAGAACGCCTCGTTGCCCAGCGCGCGCATGACCGTCAGCGTTCGATTCGATGGGCCGCGCCAGGTGGGGGCTACACCGCACATCTTCGCGGCGGCCAGGTTGTGGTGGCCGTCCAGCAAGATCCGGTAGCGGCGCCCGCGCATCTCGACTTCCGTCGTGCGCACGACGAAAACTTGGAAGCGGCTGGCCTTCCGCAGCACCTTAGCTGCATCCAGGTAGCGCTGGCTGCTGATGAGGGGCGCCGTCATGCCACCCTCCGCATGGTCACCAGCGGCACCAGATACGAAATCCAGTACAGGCCGTCGTCCATAGGGCCAACGATCCCCGCTTCGTCGATCGACGGGTCCCAGATGATCTGACCGCCCAGGCCGACCACGCTATGGCCTACCCCCGTCCTACTAGTCCCGCCGAGCAGGTAATAGGCGTCGGGGTTCGTCGCTCCCATCGTCATCAAGACCTGATCCAACGGCGCCTGGAAAACCACATTCACCAGTGCCAGGCCGCGGCTGGCCAGGAATTGACGCTCGGCCGCGTGGAAGGCACCGGGGATGCCATAGAACTCACCAAAGTTCGGCACCTCGTCCCGGGGGATATCCAGGATGCAGGCGATCGCCGTGCGATGGCAGTCCCCGAATTCGCCCTTTTCAGGGCGATGCCGGAAGGCTTGCTTTTGGAAAATCATGTTTAGCCCCCAAGCCGATGGCGCGTGACGCTGCCAATCACCTCTTTCGTGCCGGTCGGCGTCGCTGACGTTTCAGCCGAGGCCTCGCCGGCGGGGAGAAGAAACCGAGGCGGCGCCGTCTGGCCGGTCTGGCGCATGAAATCCACCTCCACCTTCGCCGTGTTGATGATGGTTTGTGCAACCTCAGAAACCGCCTTGGCTCGGTCAATATCCATCGGCTTTTCGGGGTCGCGCAATGCGGCCAAAGTCGCAAAAAGGTGGTCACGCAGCGCGTCGATGTTGGCCATTGATCTTCCTTTTGAGAGCGCCCTGCAGCTGGATCACTTCGACCAGCTCGGGGGGCAGGTTGTGTACGGAATTGCGCAGCATCATTTCGCGTTTGGTGCGCAGCTCCAGGTTGTCTAGGGAAACGTTCGCTTTGTTGCCGTCCTTGAACGCCAGGGCGTGCGCCTTGGGGATCGGACCGTGGACGCGCTCCCATTCGTAGCGATGGACGTAGACCCAGGTCTTGGGCTCGGCGATCTTGCGTTTGATGTAGCCGTCTGCGTCTGGCACTTCGGTGCCCACCGGCACATGGTTGTGCGGCAGCATGCCCGCCTTAAATCGAGTTTCGTGGCCACCCGTTGCGACGCCCTTCTTCCCCTTGTTCCAGGGGGCATGCCCCTTCGGAAACTGAAAAGCCGCGCCGACGCGATCGCCGCGGCGAAGCCGGCAAGCTGCTTCGCTTGCCAGGTATGCGGCGGATTTGGCCAACCCGAGTTTCCGCGCCTGCTGGTAGACCTGAGTCAGGGGCCTGCCCAACGCCGCGCTGATCACAATCGTGGGCGCGTCCGGGTAGAACTTGCGCAGCACGGCCCGCTCGATATCGGTCCATGCCCGCCGGATCTGGCCTGGTGCCCCCTTCATGACGGGTCCGCCTCTTTGGCAGGGATCTGCATCCCCGCGGCTGCCATCTGTCGCTCTACCGTCGCGCGGGCTTGGCGCAGCGCGACGATGGATTCCGAGGTTTCGCGGTGGGCCTGAATCAATTCCTCTTTGGTCGCTTGGCCGTCGAGCAATGCCGCAAGGGCGGCGCTTGCCTCGGCCTGCTCACGCAAGACGTTGGCCAACTGCCCGACGCACAAGGTTTCGGCGCCTTCGGTGGCCAGCGTGCGCACGGCCAAGTTGAGCGGGCGCAAGAGGTCATCGACGCAATGCCGGCGCCGGTCATGAGGCATGGCTGCCAGCACCGACGGCAAGAAGTTGGCGGGCAGGAGGTTGCTGTCCTTGCTCTCATCGTCCAGCCAGCGCGAAACACGGTCTGCATTGGCCTTCATCCTGGCGAATGCATCCTGCGTGGGCGGTTCAAAGCGAATGCCCGTCACGGCCGGGCCGTTGCGGGCTTCGTGTTCCCGCACAATCGTCTCGACCATCGTCTCCCGGGACCAGTCCAGCGACTTGCGCCAGGCAGAGGTGTGATCGCGCAGAACTGCGATCAAGGTTTTGTGCGATTCATGTCGCATGCGTCAAATACTCCGGGCAGTTACATTCCCACCAGACGAGCAGACCGAGGGGTGCACGATGGGAATGAAGATGGAAGACGGAGCAGCCCAGGCCACGCTGGCGCTGCTGAAACTGGCCAAGGAAATCGCCGACGCGGTGGTGGGCGATGCGGACCAGGCGACCGTCCGCGCCGTGTTCGACCGGCTGTGTCTGGAAAGCGACACACGGCTCGACGTTGAACCCGTGTCCGGGGTGCCGGCAACGTGCCACTGACCCCCATGCCGTGGCGGCCAAGCGCTGCGGTGTCTGGCGAGTTGCCTAGGCATGGCTCACCGCATCTGCCTGGACGAATCGCTCGGGATAGATGATCTGCGTTTCGGTCACCTCGCCGCCGAACACCTGGCACAGCTTTTCGGCCAGATCCTTGGACGGCACCTGCTTGCCGCGCTCGATGCGGCTCAGGTTGCCGGGGTCGATGCCGACCGAAGTAGCAACCTGCTGAATGGTCAGGCCGCGCTGCTCGCGCGCCATGCGCAAAGGAGTGGTCATCGAATCAGTCCATAAATTATGCGTGTGACGCATATTATTAACTTTGCGCAATATGCGCAAGGCGCTTTGCGCCACACGCAGTTCGGACACGACAATCTGGCCATGAACTTGGGTGAGAACATTCGCCGCCGACGCAAGGCGTTGGGCTGGACGATCCTGGAACTTGCGAACCGCATCGGAAGCGATGTCGGCAACGTTTCACGCCTCGAGCGAGGCAAGCAAGGCTTTAGCGACGACATGCTGGCCAAGGTCGCGGCCGCGCTGGGCTGCTCAGTGGCTGAGCTTTTTTCCGGGGAAAGCGATGATTCCAACGTACAAACGGCCGCCATCGGCAGCCGGCGTATTCCCTTGCTGAGCTATGTGCAGGCCGGCGCCCTAACGGAATGCGTAGTGCCTTACCCGAGTTCCCCACCTGACGACTGGCTGCTGACAGATCTGGACCTTTCGCGTACCGCTTTCGCCCTGCGAATCAAAGGGCTCTCGATGTATAGCCCGACCAACGAAGAATCGTTCAATGAGGGCGACATCGTTGTCATAGACCCCGAAGTCGAACCGCTGCCGGGTGACTTCGTCGTCGCCAAGAACGGCGAACACGAGGCCACGTTCAAGAAGTATCGGCCCCGGGGCGTTACCGAACGCGGCGCTGTCGTGTTCGAACTTGTCCCCCTCAACCCGGATTACCCCTCGCTTCGATCAGACATATCGGCTATCCAGATCATCGGCACGATGGTCGAGCACCGCCGGTACAGAAAGCGCCGTTAACGCGTCAAAGACCGTCCAGGCGCCACCAGGCGCACTCCCCCGCATAAGACACCGCCGCACCCGGCGGTTTTTTTTCGCCCGCACGCGAATATGCGCTTGACGCATTTCTGAATTTGCGTATCATGCACTTCTACATATGCGTAACACGCAAATTTAGAGGTTGCCATGCAAGCCCCTTACACCGCCCCGACTTTCGACCTTCGCGACGATGCGTCCCGCGTTGCGGATCACGGCCACCTGGCCCGCGAAGCAGTCGTCAGCATTCCAGAGATCCAGGACGACCAGGTCATCGGGATTCTGTTCGACCTGTTCGCCGGCCGTAGCAGTAGCGCCTTCGGCGAGGGCCTCGACTGGTGGGCCGAAACCCTGCAGTGCGATCTAGCCCCGGAAGCCGCATTAGGCGTAGCTCTCGTCGCCCTTAGCAAATGGCCCTTCGACCACCGCGCCGGCGCGTCTGGCGTGAAGGCCCTGCAGGAGCAGCTGCTGCAGCGCGCGCGCCTGCTGATTGAACGCGCCGCCGGCGCCGATCGGGGGGCCGCTTGATGCTCGGCTTCTTCATCGTAGGCCTGTTGGCCGTTGGCGCCGCCGTGCGCGACGCAATGGCCGCACGTCGGAAGGCGCGCAAATGATCGCCGCCCTCTACCTGATCCCCGTTGCGTACGCCATGGCCCGCGCCATCGACGCGTTCGCAGCCTATCGCCGTCGCACCGACCCCTGGAGGGCACAAGCATGACCGTTTCCGTCCTCGGCGTGGACCCGCGCAGCCGGAGCAAGACCAAGCTGCGGGCACCCGCCCCTCTCCCCCATGTCTCGCGCCGCGCCCTGGCGCGCGTGCGTGATCGCATCGAGCCGCCGAAGGCCTGCCATTGCTGCGGCGGCCCGGTGAAGCTGACCAACAACAGCGAAATCTACAACGGGCACTCCTTCGGCGACTGGCCCTTCGTGTATCGCTGCACGCAATGCCAAGCCTACGTGGGACTGCATCCGGACACAGATCTGCCGCTGGGCATCATGGCCGATCGCGCGACCGTCGCGGCGCGCAAGGAGGCAAAGGTCGACTTTCAACGGCTGACCGCCGCGCGCTTCGGCTATGACCGCAGCGCCGCCTACGTCTGGCTGGCGCAGGCGCTGGGCATCGCCAAGTCGATCTGCCACTTCGCCATGTTCACCGAAGACCAGGCCCAACGCGCCGGCGAAGTCTGCCGCCTCGAACTCGGGAGCCGCCGCGTATGACCGCCGCCACTCTCTGGGTCCTTCTGGCCTTCCTGCCCGCCACCCACAACCGCCCGCCGGTCATGGTCATTGAGCGGTTCACGACCCAAGCCGAATGCCTCGACGTGCTGGCGGTTTTCCCGTTCGGCACCCGCGTCGATTTCACCTGCATGCCCAGCCGGCAGATTCGCGCCGGCGCCGCGCCCACCCTGGAGAACCGCCCGCTATGAACGCCCCTGCCCTTCTGCCCACAAACGAACTGGTCCTGTACGACGCGCTGGACCACATCATGCGCACTGCGCGCGCCAGCTCAACGCAGACCCGTCGCCTGCGCTGGATAGTCAGCCGTGCCGAGGTCGCGCTGCAGGGCCGCCCCTTCGTCGCGTCCGAACATGACCAGCCCAAGATGGTCAGCGAGGCCGTGCTGCAGGCGAAGAACCTGCA